TAAAATAAACGACGTTGCATATGCCGCCCTTTACGCCATTATCTTCGCCAATGGTCAGACTATCAAGCGTGTAATAAGGGACAACGCCAACGTCCGACTTCACAAGTTCTCCGTTTATAAAGAGATCTAAAATGCCGCCGCTATAGTTGATAATGATATTGTTCCACTTTTGCAGGAGAAAGTTTGAGCCCTTATACAAGATCCGGTTACCATTTTCATCAAAATCTGTCAACTTATTTTTGGTCACATCCTTTAGATTCTTCTGATGCATAGTCACCATTAACGTATTTGTCGCTCCATTATAAAGGACGTTTGGTTTCTTGCCGAAATTTAACAGAGACGTGTACTTGTTATAAGACGAGTTGGTATTCGGGGGAGCCGACTCTAAGAAGACCCAGCACGAAATCGCGTATTGGTAATCAAATTTGTCGCTGCCATTTAAATCCTGGTATGTGCCCAATGAATATACCGAATCGGTTCCTACTGGTTTATTGACAAGTTGTTTTCCACCCTGAAGATTCACAGTATTAAACACTGACGGGCCCTTAAAATACAAGAGCAAGAGCGCAACCGCGAGTATCAACATCAAAAACGACCCCTTCTCGGTAGAATCAAATAATTCACTAAATAAACAAGGAATATAAAAGATTACATTTGTTAGCAGCGAAAATACCAAATTTTGTTTGGGGGCTCCGCCAGGTATCTTAACAAAAAGGGTTTTGTAGATTAGACCGATTACAACGGTTATCACAAGCATATTCAATACAAATCGTTCTATACCAGTCTTGCCTGTCAAATGTTGAACATTGTAGGCAATCCACCCAATGACAAGCCCGGATATAACAACACTAAACAGGCCCAACAGAGCGCGTTTCCAGTAATTTACTTGGTACTTTGATGAGGTAGCATCTACCGCCGTATGGGTTTCGGGGAACAGCGTAATAACCATAACCGAAGCCCATATTATACAAATGGCAAGTATAAGTATAATTTCGCCCGCAGCAGTAGTCTTGTCCGTAAAAAATCCACCCGGATAAGTTGAAATTACAATTACCATCGCAATAATAAACAATAAAAATGCAATCGCGTTATACATGCCAAATCCGCCAAAGTTTTGTAGGAAATTGCTTGATTTGTCGCCGACAGCAGGCTGCTTGACAGTGTCAGGTAGGGTTAGAATAATGATCAAGTACGCAATAGCAAACGCAGTTAGCACAATGGTTAGTAAAAACGAGTACCCAAAGTACTCTGTCATATATCCTCCTGGGTCATATGTATAGAAGACACAAAACACTGTGAACAAGCAAAACATCAATACCATCGTTTTTATTCTCTCATAGTTCACATTGAAACCATCTTCTGCGTTGGACGTCCAGCCCTTGTAAAACACAAATATCGTCGCTATAATTGCCAGTGGCGTGATCAATTTTGCATATTTATTTATTGTATCTGTGGAGGTGCTGTTAAAGACTAATATTAACCCTATTGTATATAAAATCGCGTATAATGCGCCCTTCATTTGTTGACGAAACAAGTTGCCCATCTCCTTTACACCGGGCATGAGCATGAATGCAAGCGCTAATAGCCCAATAACAAATAACACAACATATAAAATATTTGTGCGCGCAGCTCCGGACGTACCAAAGAACCATGAAATCGGATTTTTCCAGCCGGCTAATATCCAAACCAACATAATAATCAAGAGCACAACTACAATCAGTAGGCTATATACCGAACTGGGGGTTTTGACATCAGAAATATTTGGAAGTGGCGGAGTTTCTGTTTTAAGAGCATTCATAACTTACTATATTACTATAATAATTTATTATTGTTATAATAGTAATAACGTTTTGGAGAATCCTCCCGTAGATGCTAAATATATAATTCTATCATGTCATTTTAGTACGGGCCCTACATATTTTCGCTTGCGGTCTTTCTTCCGTGGCAATTACGACATAGTGCAATTAAATTTTCCACATCATTCCCGCCGCCATATTCTAATCGTATTTTGTGGTCAATTTCAAAGGTGTGATCTAATTGGGACTTACAGTTGCCACATTTCCAATTCTGATTGGAGGCCACATACTTCTTTTTAGTCTCGCTGACCGAGCGTTTTGTTCCGGTTTTGCCCGAACTGGTGATTTTTCTTTCCCCGCAAAACCCGGGTGCCCTTACTCCATTAAACGACTCCATAAAGCTGCCTTCTTCCGTCTCATTTTTGGAGGTAAAATCTATAATCGGACTCAACATGTCCATAGAGGTCTTATCAATGGGCATAAATTTGACCATGTTATTTGCGTATAGCAGCATACTTCTGCCCTGGTTCGGGTTTCTTTTTAATAAGACGTATATGCCGACGCCTAAACAAACGTAAAATATCATTTTGTAGTACTTTTTGAACGATAACAACATTTTTGTGTATTTACCATCCATGTATGCGTTATATACAAAAAATGCGGTTAAGCCCAATACAAATATTTCAAGTCTCATCTATATTTTACTGATATAAAATATATATGAAATAATAATGTCCTAACCGAACATGTTAACATTCTTCACCAATAGTTACGCAACCATTTATTGGCCGTATGCGCCTTGCAATTGGACAGTCTTCATCATTTGTTGCTGGCCACTGCTCATTCTGTACATGCCAAACATGGCCAACGCAATGAGAATGTAGGGCAACAACACCAAAAACCACGAAAGAGCCTTAAATCCCTTCTGGCACAACCATCCTAAAAGGAAGGTCCAGATGAAGGCGAAAAATAACTTGAAAACAACCGCCATTATTCTAACTCCGCTAAATAGCGCAACAACGGAGGCAATCACCGCGATCGCAAAATAAATCTTGGCCGGGGTGCACAGTTTACTGAATTCAGTGTTCATTGTTATACAATATTACAAGATTTTATTTTGGTGACAGAAAAACCGGGTTTTTAAATCGCCTGTATTTTGGACGTCGTTTAAAAGACAACGAGGATTTCTGATGCATCGATCTTCTTTTACGCGTTTTCAAACCGGAAGCAATATCTGAACCACTACTAACCAACTTCATATATTTTACGCTGTTCAAACAAATATCAATGAGATCTCCCAATATTTTCAAGTCGGCATACAACATATGCATTTCGATTGAACTATGTCGCGGTTTGTATAAATATTCAATAAACATGAATCTCAAGTGATTAAACATATTAATTTCTGCACTATTTAACGCGGAATGATTTGTGTATAATATTTCGAGCATAGGATAGTAAATATTCAAAAAACCGTAAACGTCTACAATTTTGATAAATACATTATCCAAATATTTGCGCAAGTTCAATGTCCCGTCTTTGCGAAATACAGTAAAATGCACCAAGACATTCACAATATAATCCACTATATAGGGCATCGTTATTTGTGTTTCTATTGCCTTGGGCATATTCCGCGAAGAAACATTGGGAATACTATCACTAAATAGCATATACATGATTTCGTTAATAAACTTGTAGTGACCACCGCCTCTTTCCTTCATCCAATCGACAACAAATTGTGCTACAAATGGCTTCAACTGTGCTTCATCTGGGGTTCCACCATCCTTAATAAATGATGTGTACTTTTCAATAAAATCGTCGGAAAAAATAATCACGGAAAAGGGCACGTTAAATTGCAAAGGTCTATTTCGCCAGGTACTCGGAAAAGGTTCGTCCTCGAATGGAACATAATCAGTAGACAATCCCCAATCAATTAGCCGTGTTTTTAACCCAGAATCCGGTTTTGTTTCCTGAACCAATACATTCGAATCTTTAATATCACAGTGATAGATGTGTTTTTTATTCATTGGGACAATTCCATTTTTTAACAACTCGACCAGACTCACGTGCACCCGGTGCATTTTTTCAATGGTACCGTCGGTATATAAAAAGTCATCAACGGGTACACCACCATTTGGCATATTTAACATTAATAATTTGTCAAGATTTTCATTAATATTTCGCCGCGTAATATCTTTCTTCGGTAGGGCGGTGCATTTCTTAGTGAATGCGGTTAAGTCGTCTGTGGTTAATTCTGCGGGTTTACACAATGTCGCATCATATAGCAAAAAATAGTCTTCGTAGTTCTTGATAGTGTCTAATTTGGATTTGAATGCGTTAATCTCTCTGTATTCGGATATAGCATGTCTCTCTGTCATTAACTTGGAGACCTTGCCTTTTTCTCTGTGCGCGGCTCCTTCGCATTTTAACGCGGGAGTAAATACGCACCCAAATCCACCTGATGCTAATACCTTCCCACCCTGTTTGGCTCGCGTTCTTGCATTGGTTCTTGTTTTCGCATTGGTTCTTGTTTTCGTATTGGTTCTCAGGTTCATATTTGTTTTCATATTTACAATATATATATATATCTATGATATTAAAATTGGGCCCTGTAAAATTACTTGTCGTATAAATAATATATTGCGCCGGAGAACCCCAGAATTATTGCCGCATAAATTACCCTCTCTCTAATCTTGTAGTATTGCCCAAGCTTCTCGTCGTGCGACTTATACTCATCATAGTATTTTATGAAAAAGTCGTTAAGTGATAGCTGCGGCTTTTCAAGTTTTTCGTTGATCTTATTGTGTATAAAGTGCATCCACCGAACAAAGGAGTCTCTATTATCCAAATATGGCGCAACCGGATATTTGTCAATCAGTTTACTAAACTCGCCGGAGATCTCCTCCACCGGGAGAAACAGTGGTAGATTCTGAATAAATTCATAATACTTCTTTTTGGTTACGGCATTTGGATGATGGGGATACGTCATTGCTAGTGTATGTAAAAAAAACCAATAATGAGGCCCCCATACTTTCGGGTCTAAATATACCGCTGGCATTAATATTTTACACTATAAAAATATAGAATATTAAACTATATGTTTCTTGATTATTTTATTTGATATTAGTTTGATATTTATTATGAGAAATTGGTAAATGATCTAATGCACAACGATGGAGCTGGAGAATGTTGCGCACACCAGTTAAACATGCGTGTAGACGAGCCTCTCCCCTTAGTAGAGCCTAATTTAACCGAAACTGCGGCTATTTTATTATTCCCACCAAAACGTTTTTGGTTCAAACCTAAGTTAAACAAACCACTCCCGGACATTATATTATATTCGTGTAAAATAATACTGAAAATATCATTTAAACATAATGCCGTTATTATAATAGATATATTGATATGAATAAACCCACAAATATGAATACAATAATGAATCCAAACATGCATATGAATATGAGTACAAACATGCACATGAATATGAATACAAACATGCATATGAATACGAACATGAATACCAGCACAAATACTAACACGTGTAACAACTGTGGTAAACAAGGCCATTCATTTCATCAATGTAAACTGCCTATCATCAGCTACGGTGTCATTGTGTTTAGACACAGTGAATACGGACTGCAGTTCTTAATGATACGCCGCAAGGATAGTTTCGGTTACATTGACTTTATCCGTGGCAAGTATTCACCGTATAACATCTATCAGATCCAAAACATTGTAAATGAAATGTCGGTGGAGGAAAAGAACAATATTCTAACTAAACCGTTTGATGAATTATGGAAAACAATGTGGGGTGGAATGAACAGCGGACAATATAAAAACGAAGAAATGGCATCGTTAAAGAAAATAGAGTTAATTAGAGAGGGGGTTAATATTAACAACGAGATGGTGACCCTAAACGACATTGTGCAGAGAAGTACGACCAGCTGGCCGGAACCAGAATGGGAATTTCCAAAGGGACGTCGCAATTTTAAGGAAAGAGACGTGGAATGCGCCTTAAGAGAGTTTGAAGAGGAGACGGGTATATCGGCAGGTGCTGTTTCTCTTGTAGAAAACGTATTGCCATTTGAAGAGATATTTATCGGGACAAATTATAAGTCGTACAAACACAAATATTTCTTGGCTCACATGGCCGAAATGGAGGATTACTTGGATAATTTTCAAATAACTGAGGTGAGTAAATTGGAATGGAAAACAATTGATGATTGTTTAGCAGTTATAAGACCATATAATTTAGAAAAAAAACAATTAATCGCGAATATTAATAAAGTTTTACAAGAATATAGATTATATTCATAATATATAGTAATATGACAGAAAATCCACAAAAAATGAAACGGCTAACTATAGATGATTCAAGTAGTGACTCCGCTTCAACCAGAGGCGTTGAGCCGCAGGGTTCCGTGGTAAGCGAAGAGCCTGTTCTAACAGCGCCTTCGTCAGAGCCACCAAGCAACTCCAGTATATTAAACGCCTCTGATATGCCAGCGGATGACTTGGAAGCGGAGTACGATAAACTAAATTGCACTGATGAAAACTATTATACTCCAGAATGCAACAAGTTTTTGCTCAAACGAGAGCTGGTAGAACGAAACTATCTTGATGAGCACCCAGATGAAGACCCGTACTTGTATCCCAGCTTAAGCGACACCCTTTTTAATGTCAAAATTGCGACCAAGAAAGAGTTTAATGACACGAAGTATGAGGGTCCGGACTTCCAGACATCAATCAAAGAGCAGGCAGACATTCTAGCAAATGCGGATTTTGAATTGCAACCTCATCAGGCATTTGTGAAAAACTTTATGTCCTTTCAGACACCTTATAATAGTTTATTGCTTTATCATGGATTAGGAACAGGTAAAACATGCAGTGCCATTGGAGTTTGCGAAGAGATGCGAGAGTATATGAAACAGATGGGCATCACCAAGCGAATCATAATTGTTGCGTCCGAAAATGTGCAGGACAACTTTAAGCTGCAATTATTTGACGAGAGAAAGCTAAAAGAGGTGGATGGTCTGTGGAATATTAGAGCGTGCACCGGCAACAAATTACTTCAGGAGATTAATCCAATGAATATGAAGGGGATGCCGAGAGAAAAGGTCGTAAGCCAAATAAAGAATATAATTAATACCTACTACATCTTCCTTGGTTACGTGCAATTCGCGAACTACATTATTAAAACCATGAACTACAATGAGGAGATGGAGAAGCAGCGCGCCAAAAGGACTACTGAAAAGCGGAAAATACAAATGCTTAAGGACGTTAAGATTGAACTGAATAGCAGAATTATTAAGCGCCTCCGCAACGAATTTGACAACAGACTGATTGTGATTGACGAGGTTCATAATATTCGTAAAACAGACGATAATGCGAATAAAAAGGTGGCGATCAATCTTGAGTTGCTTGTGCGGGCGGCAAAGAACATGCGCTTCTTGCTTCTCTCTGCGACACCCATGTACAATAGTTACAAGGAGATTGTGTGGATGCTTAACTTGATGAATACAAACGATCGAAGAGGCAGAGTTGAAACCAAGGATATTTTTGATAAGAATGGTAACTTTAAAAAGAATGGTGAAGAGACACTGATCCGGAAGGCCACAGGCTATGTTTCATTTGTTAGAGGCGAAAACCCATACACCTTTCCATACAGAGTTTATCCGAGTGAATTTGCTAAGGACCACACATTCCCGGCCATCCCATACCCCTCTTACCAGATGAACCTTAAAAAAATCAAGCACGAAGACAAGAAGCGCATTTTGAGTTTATATCTTGTAAAGTTGGCCGAATGTCAGACATGCGGAAAGTGCCAATACTGTGCATACCGCTACATTATTCATCAGCTGCGAAATAAACAGTTTTCAGTAACGACGCGAACCGGAATCGTAAAGGAACTACCCAGTTTTGAGAATATGGAGTCATTCGGATACACGTTGTTGCAAGTGCCGCTTGAGTCCCTTATCATTTCTTACCCTATTCGTGGATTAAAGGCCGCGTTAGACCGGATGCCAGCAGAACCGTTGTCTGAAGAATTAGCGCCCAGTTTTTCTGAGTCTATATCTAATGAAGATGAGGAGGAACAACCTATAGATGAGAACAAGGAAGAAAATGTACAAGAACAACAGGTAGAGGAACCCGAATCACAGGTAGAGGAACCCGAATCACAGGATAGAGAGATTAATGGTGGCGATAACACCCCAACCACTAAAGATAGCCCAGCCAAAGACCATATTACCATTGATCCGCACCAGCTTACTGGAAAACAGGGGTTGGAACGGATGATGAATTTTGTAGATAGCAAATCGCCACCTTCAAAGGGTGAGTTTGAATACAAGGCATCCACGTTAGAACATTATGGTCGGATTTTCTCAGCCGATACGATAGGCGCATACAGTGCAAAAATAAAAAGCATCCTGGATAACATAGTAAACCCCGAAACCGGCGCCGTTTCTGAAGGAATCATTTTGATTTATTCGCAGTACATTGACAGCGGATTAGTTCCGATGGCATTGGCGCTGGAGGAAATGGGATTTACTCGATATGGAAACCAAGGAGCAAAACCGTTGTTTAAAAACAAACCAACTGATGTAGTAGACGTTAGAACAATGAAAAAGCCCGCTGATAAAAAGAACTTTAAGCCTGCGCGTTATGCAATGATTACTGGAGACATACGATTGTCCCCTGATAACAACTTTGAAGTCAACGGGCTCACCAACGAAGACAACAAGGATGGAAATAAAGTAAAGGTTGTACTCATATCCAAGGCCGGCTCAGAGGGCATAGACTTGAAGTTCATTCGGCAGGTGCATATTTTGGACCCATGGTATAACACCAACCGCGCAGAACAGGTTATTGGACGCGCAGTCCGTAACTTGTCGCACAAGGACTTGCCTTTCGAAAAGCGCAATGTGGAAATTTTCATGTATGGTTCTATTTTGGGCGACAACAAGGAGGAAGCGGCAGATTTGTACGTATATCGTGTTGCGGAATTCAAGGCTGTTCAGATTGGTAAGGTGACTCGTGTTTTAAAAGAAACGGCGGTTGATTGTATCATCAATCATAATCAGACTGGGTTTACTCAGAAAACGATGAGCAAATTCCTCAAGGAATCAATCACCCAAGAACTATCAACCGGGATAATTTTGAAGGATTTTAAGGTCGGTGACGCCCCATTTTCTCCTGCATGCGACTACATGGCCGAGTGTAATTATGATTGTCGCCCCGATAAAACTATTGAAGAGGGAGACTTAAACGAGGACACGTACAGCGAGGCATTTATCGTAATGAATTTTGAGAAGATTCTACAGCGAATTCGCATGTTAATGAAGGAGAGTTTCTTTTATAAGAAGGACGTGCTACTTCGGAGAATCAGAACCCCCAAGGAATACCCGTATATTCAAATTTATGCTGCACTAACCAAGTTAATTGACGACGAGAATGAATTTATCACAGACAAATATGGCAGAAATGGTCGCCTTGTAAATATTGGCGAATACTATTTGTTCCAGCCGGTGGAGCTCCGAGACAAAAACGCGTCTATATTTGACAGGTCGGTTCCAATTGACTACAAACATAGCATGATTAATTTTGAAATTAAACAAAACATTACGAAACCGGTTATTGATAGGAGAAATATGGCAAAACTTATTGTCGAAGAAGAAGAGGGAATGGGTAGTTTCCCGGAAGGAGAGCGCATCGTCGATGAAATGAAAATCAATTTCAATAAAAGCATTGAGTACAGCAAGAAGTCAATGAAGGTCCCAAGAGGCGACGACGACTGGTATAAACACAGTGGTGTTGTTATCCGAAAAATGTACGCCGAATACCCAGAGGCGAAAAAGAATAAACTATTTACAAACTTCTTGGTTGCACATATGATAGACCTGCTGCTATTTGACGACAAATTGTCGCTGTTAAATTACCTGTATTCGTTGGACAATATAACGGAAAACACGGTTGAGTGGTACGCGAAGATGTATTTTGAAACAAATAGCGTTGACACTGGCAGCGCGAAAGCATATGCAATGTACAAGTTAACCCGTCCTGCACTCATGATCTTAAATGAACGCAACACATGGGTTGAAGCTGAGCCAGAGGATTACCGCGAAATTAACATGTCAAAGAATATGAAGGAGTTTTTAATGTTTAATGTTGAAAACTATAATAAGATTGTCGGCTTCATTGGATATGGCAAAAATAACAGTTACATGGTATTTAAAACAAAGGTGATAACGGCCAAGCGCGACACGGGTGCGCGATGCGACGAGGCGGGTAAAATCAAAACAATTCAAAAGTTGAATGAGATTCTTGGAGAGACCAAGTATACTACCGAAAACACGCGAGCGAAAAAGGACGAAGATGGAAATGTTATCAGTGATGCAATTGGTCATGTGGAGCTGTGTGTTATGCAAGAGTTTATTCTCCGGTATTTCAATTCGATTCAAAAGGACGGCAAGAAATGGTTTCTTACCCCCGAAATGGCGCTAATACATAAACTGTACACTGTTTTCGTATAAATGGGGGGTTTGAGTCGAAATATTTCAACTATATTTACAACTATATTTACAACTATATTTAATTTGTAAATATAGTTGAAAGAAAAAGTAAATAAAGGAAATAAAGGGAATAAAAAGGAAATAAATGAAATAAAATTGAATGAAATATTAATTAAAAGATAATATGTATATAGAGTATAATGGAACCCGTCGCGAGGCCTGCTCAACAAAAACGAAGGAGAGATAACAGAATGCAGTCTGTTTACTCCAGGTGTTTACTTACAAGAAAATTCGTCTTGCCGATTACCGCTATCAGTAAGAATTTAAAGGAAAATATTGAAGAAAACATCAAAACGAATTTTGAAGGCAAGTGTGTTGTAGAAGGGTACATTAAACCGAATTCGTCACAAATCATTACACATTCAAGCGGGACTATTGAGCGCGGAAATTGTATCATGTTTGAAACTGTGTTTGAGTGCGACGTTTGTTTCCCAGTGGAAGGCATGCTCATTCCCTGCGTCGCTAAAAATATTACAAAGGCCGGAATCCGCTGCGAAAGTGCAAATGAAGTGCCATCGCCCATTATCGTATTCATCGCAAAGGATCACCATTATTCGTCGTCTCAGTTTAACGAAATTAAAGAGGGAGACAAACTGAATGTCAAGGTTATTGGCCAGCGATTTGAACTAAATGACAAATACATTTCCATTATTGGCGAGCTTGTCCGGGACAAGGAGGTGCCACGCCCCAAACCACAAGCTAAACCGAGACTTGTTATTGAGCCTTAGCCTTAACCATGTAAACATTCATCGGCCAATTTATAGCACCCGGTTGTTTTATCCATTGTATAAATTTTAACTGTACATTTGTTTTTTATTGCAAATTCCTGCGCCTTTTTTACGTCCTCCGTTAATATATACTTTTCTTGCGATATGTGCACAAATATCCGTTTATTTTGCAGCATACATGCGTAGTCTTGGTGCGCGTCCATCATACCGCGATCAATTCCATCCTCCATTATATTTATTACCATTTTTAAAATTTATTAATTTAGTCATTTATTGCTAAATTCGCGTTTCACACCACCAGTTTGCTTTATCTGTTTTTGGAGTGCCTTATCTGTTTTCGGAAAAGTTGGCGGTAGATTTAATACTTCCAACTCTGATTGGGTAAGGGCTGTATTTTCACTTAAGTAAGCCTCTTGCTCATATTTGTTATTTTCGTAACAATCCTTACACATATATATGCAATAATTACAATAGAATGTACAAAACCCATCTCGTTCGATTTGTCGTACGTGTGTAATCTCGTGTTTTAATGTTGACGGTAAGGTATCTTCTTTTGATGTGGATATCAATATGAATGGATACAATACCAATCCATCCAGCTGCAACCATCGCATAAGCGACGAGTCATATACTACTCTGATTTTACTCATTTGTTCTTTAATGCAATGGATTGTTAGTATAAAAATATTCAATTTTATATTTATTTGGCAATATCTAACTAAACATGCAGTTAAAACACACGTTGCACAATAACGCATCGTTATACTACACAATAACGCTATTTGAAACGAAAAAAGGTTTAAAAGCAACGTCATATATTCAAGTAAATGGAGGCGATTCTTTCAACAAACAGCGTAAATAATTTTTCAGTTAGCGAGCTTAACTATATCCGCGAAACAATTGAGAACATGAACAAGTTCAACCAGATTGAGGTCCTCAGAATACTCAATAGACACAATGATGTAACTCTAAATGAAAATAAATATGGGGTGCATATTAATCTAACAGAACTCAGCAAGGAGATTCTTGATGAACTATTGATATATATCAAGTACGTAACAACACAAGAGATCACATTGAATTCAATTGAAAAGCAAAAGGACGACTACCGAAATACATATTTCTCAAAAGATATTAAAGATAATCACAAAATAATAGCAGGCAAGTAAATATGTTAGCATATAATGATGTATTAGATGAATTACAAGATTATATTTTAGATGAAGGTCATGTTGATAAACTGCTAAAGATGAAACTATCATCACAGCAAGTCAAGGCCGAAAAAACCCGCATCGTTCAGAAGGTTGCCCCCCAGCCCGCGCTATTTATTCCGGCACAGCAAGACAGCCTTTTTTGGTGCTTCTATATTCTTAAAAACGGCGACGCAAGTTATGAAACGCTCAATAATAAGAATTCGCTTGTGGCAAAACAACAAAAAATCGACCTGGTTTCTGTAATCAGAAAAAATAAGGATATTGTTAAAATGTACAAGTTTGACACCATTACCAATCTTGAGAGCAATTTAGCGAATGACGACAACCTAAACCTAAAAACATTCCTTACCCTCTGTGCAATTGAAAATATAAATGTTGTATATGTTAGTAACAAGACGTATTACGAGTCGCTGATGAATGACTCCGGGGTGACTTATATTGTACGCGAAATACAATCCTCCTCGGCCAACAAATATCACAAAAAATATGGGTTTGAACTGTCAACCGCGGATGTTCTTGATGTCATTAGAAATACCCTTTATAAATTAGAAGTGGTCGATAAACCTATTCGGGCCGCATCAGCATACAAACTCCAGGACCTCATTGATATATGTGGCAAACTGGATATCGCGATAACCAATAAGGAAACTGGAAAGAATAAAAGCAAGAATGATTTATACGAATCCATCGTTCAATATTTTTAGAGTGAAATATAAAAAAAAATGAACAACAATTTAAAAATATGTCTTTGTATAATATAACAATGAGTTCTGCAAATAAATCGGTAGTCGCTAATTTAGAGGATAAACTTGAGTCGATGGGCGAGCCGGGTTTAAATACATTAGTTAAAAGCATTGATGAAATAAGAGATGTATTTCCGCGCGCTTCAAAGGAGACTAAAGCCCGCGAAAGCAATACCAGTTCGTCTATATCTAAGCCTAAGCCTCCCAGCAAGGACCCTGATTCGTCAGAATCCAGCAGGGACCTACGTCCACGTTCGCCAGTAGAAACGCCGCCTAAACCTGTTAATATAGAAAATCAACCACAATCGCCTACAGAACCGCCGCCACAGCAACAGCCACAGTCGCCACAGGTGGCCCCCGTTGAAATCTTTCGTGAAGGACGCGAAGAGGGTGAAGTGAGCGAAGAGGAAATTAAGGAAATGCCCAACACGCGGAAGACGCCCCAAGAACGGTTTGACGATCTAATCAAGCAATATTACAACATTAACCCATATAGCTACAACCCCGCTCTCAACAACGAATTGGAAGTAAGGTTTGGAACAAAGGGCGTCAAAAGTTTGTCTCGCAACGACTACGACAATGTAATCAAGAAGCTGAAATCGTCAGGGTTTAATTTGGTTGGCGATAGCAACGGCGAGTACTACCTGCGCGTAAATTGTGAGTTTCTGGATAGCACAACCGGCAGATTTAAGTTGTCCGATATTAGAACGGAGATTAAGGGGTTGCACGTTATCCAAGAATTTTGTAAAACAAACGACCTGAAATCTCTCTACAATTCTAATCCGGTTTCCATTGACTTTATAAACAAGAAACCCGGGTTCATTAACAAGGAAAAAATATACCCGGTCGACTTTGATGACTTTAATTTTAGAGTTGCCTACCAAACAGAGGAAAAAATAAAGGCGGGTCTTAAAACATTTATAATCGATAATTGGCGCAAATCAAAGAAGGAGTTCCGTTTTATTAACCGCGTTTCCTTTGAGCACCCAGACCACCCGTTTATTGTTGACGTTAGCATAACAAAGTTTGGAAATCGGTCGCCAGATAAATACGGTCGCGAAAATCGTGGACCTATGATCCGCGTCTACACCCTGGAAGAATCGAATATCTTCAATAATCCAGAGGTGTTTGAAATTGAAATTGAGATCAATAACAAAAAGATTGGACCCATGACAAAGTTTAATAACCCCAAGATCATTGTTGATTCGTTAAGAAAGGTAATCAAGTACGTCCTCAGTGGTCTCCAGGGAACAAACTATCCGGTTTCTTACCCAGAGCAAAAGGCCGTCACCGATTCTTACATGAAAATGATCTGGAAAGAGGAACATGAACAAAACCGCTTCATTTCCAGTAAAAATTTCATTGGTCCAAACTCAATTACTTTGCAGCTTAAAAATATTGCGCCATTTGACGAGAACACGACCGAGGTGAATATACGCAAGGGCTTTGTAGTGACAGAGAAGGCAGACGGAGACAGACATCTGATGTTTATTTCCAATGAAGGCAAGATTTACCTCATCAATACAAATATGGATATTATATTTACCGGCGCAAAGACGGCTAACCAAGAATGCTTTAATGCCATATTGGACGGTGAATTGATTATGCACGATAAAAACGGGAAATTCATCAACTTGTATGCGGCGTTTGACATTTATTATATTAAAAACCAAGACGTGCGAGCATACACATTCATGTTGGCTCCCGGCGAAAAAGACATTTATAAGTCACGATACCAAATACTGAAATATGTTGAACAACATTTGAACGCGGTATCCATCATAAACGTGAAATACGACGCGAAAAATCCGGTCACTAAAATGGGTCAAGACCGCGACCAGAATTCGCCCATCCGATTCTCAGTAAAGGAGTTCTTTCCAATGAGCGAAAAGCAAACCATATTTGACGGATGCGACACGATTTTACAAAAGGAGCGCGAGGGCCGGTTTGAATACACAACGGATGGACTCATATTTACGCATGCCTACTATGGTGTAGGAACCGATGAGGTCGGCAAGGCCGGCCCAAAGACCAAGATAACGTGGGAACAATCCTTCAAGTGGAAGCCACCACAATACAACACGATTGACTTCTTAATTACCACGGTCAAAAACCCCAACGGCGACGACGTAATCAAGCCATTATATGAAGACGGCACAAACACAACCAGCGCGGTTCAGTACCAAGAGTATAAAATGATAGAGTTGCGATGCGGATTTAAAGAGTCAAAGGACGGGTTCATCAATCCATGCCAAGACGTGATTGACGACAAGCTGCCAGAGGCCGGTACCCGATTTGAAGACCGACAAGACAACGACTACGTCCCCATGCGATTTTATCCTACGGAACCGTATGATGCAAACGCCGGATTGTGTAACATAATGTTGCGCATGGACGGTGCAGGCGGCAAGAAAATGTTCTCCGAGGAAAATGACGTGTTTGAAGACAATACCATTGTGGAGTTTAGATATGACCTTGACAAGGAAGAGGGCTGGCGATGGATCCCGCTAAGAGTCCGCCACGATAAGACCGCAAAGTTGCGGCGTGGTGAGAAGGAATATGGTAATGCCTATAAGGTATGCAATGAGAACTGGAAATCAATTCACCCCAGCGGAAGAATTGATGAGTACATGTTATCGACCGGATTAAACATTCCGAATATTAGCGTAAGCGAGGATGTATATTACAACGCATCTGCCGGCAAATTCAAGACCGAGGCCATGAAGAACTTTCATAATCTATACGTTAAGAAAATGCTTATTGTATGCGCATCAAAGCAGGGGGATACATTGGTTGACTTTGCATGCGGTAAAGCCGGCGACTTGCCGAAGTGGATTAATGCGAAGTTGTCATTTGTGTTCGGCGTTGACATATCAAAGGATAATCTGGAAAATCGTCTGGATGGAGCTTGTGCACGATTCTTGAAATCTAAAAAGACCAACAAGCATGTGCCCTATGCGCTATTCGTCAACGGAAACAGTGCCTATAATATTAAGGACGGGAGCGCCATGTTGAGTGACCGCGCAAAACAAATTACTGCGGCTGTATTTGGTCGCGGCCCCAAGGATGCCGACAAAATTGGCAAGGGGGTCGCTCGACAATACGGCAAGGGAGTAGATGGCTTTAATGTGTCGTCTTGCCAATTTGCGATTCATTACTTCTTCGAAGACCCGGACACCCTGAAGGGGTTCATGAAAAATATTGCAGAATGCACAAAACAAAATGGATATTTCATTGGAACCGCTTACGACGGTAAATTGGTATTCAATGAGCTTCGTAAAACCGCGCCCGGGGACAGCGTTAAAATTATTGAAGACGGTAAAAAGATCTGGGAGGTTACTCGAGGATACGGAGCGGACACGTTTGAGGACAACTCCAGTTCTATTGGCTATAGAATTGATGTGTACCAGGAATCGATTAACCAAACTGTGTCTGAATACTTGGTGAACTTTGACTATCTGAACCGCGTGATGAGCGCCTATGGATTTGAATTGGTATCTCGTGATGAGGCCAAGGATATGGGCCTACCAGATGGGTCTGGGCTTTTCAGCGAACTATTCTTATATATGATGGATGAAATCGCCAAGAATAAATTCAAGGCAAAGGACTATGAGAAGGCGTCCTCTATGAGCGGCTATGAAAAGAAAATCTCATTCTTAAACAGATATTTCGTGTATAAAAAGATTAGAACGGTTAACGTAGATGATGTGGAACTTGAACTTGGTGAATATGCTGACACTGCGGCATCAAGAAACGCAGTTGAGACAACACACGCCCAAGAGGTTGCAGTAGAAGAGGTTGCTGCAATTAAACCCAAGGTTCGCAAGCTGAGTAAAAAATTACTGCTTGTTGCAGCAACAGATGCAATTGATGATGCACCTCAGGTTGTATCAAAGGCAAAGGTATCAAAAGCGAAGGAACCCAAGGAGAAGAAGGCAAAGGCTCCAAGCGTAAAGATAGCAAAAAAGGCTCTTGTTATTGAAAGCGACGATGACGATGACGATGACGACGACGAAGACGCTTAAGTATAATATCGAATAACGAACTTAAATAAATTGCCTATTATATAATAATAAACCTATGAGTTATTATATATTACCAAAAATTCACAATAATATTGAAGTATGTCCAAGAGATAGCAGCGACAACGAGACCCTTCTATACCTATCACATAGCCTATATAATTATTACGCTGATATAAATCAAAAGATTGCCGGTATTTGTAGAGAGGAACATGACCCGTCGTGCAACATGCATGCCGAACTCGCGCGGCTTGTAAACCCATATGAATACATTTTTTCCAAAGTGCCCGGATCTAATTACTCTGTTAGTAAACTGAAACCAAGTTCAAATTTGTTCTATGATTTTCTTGAAGTGGTCACGACCTTAAACGTGCTGGATTCGTACAGAGCAGAACCGATTAAAACCCTCCACGTAACACGTAACCATAGCGATACAATTGAGTGTTTCGAAATGCTTCGCGAAAGCTATAGCGATGAAATACAATATTATGACGAAATAAACGACGACACCATTAAGTCTATTGGAGATGGCAAGTTTCACTTTTTATTTCTGGAAACAAAAACCGCGAATTTAAATGCGTATATGTATTCGCTGATTGAAAGCATGATGGTTATATTGCGAAACCAGGCGGTTCGTGGGTGCTGCATTATAAAAATTAACCATGTTTTTCACAAACCAGTTGTTGACGTATTGTTTACATTATCGTCCTTATTTGAGAAAACGTACGTTTTGAAACCAAATACAAGCAACGTTACGTCATTTGACAGGTATATCATTTGCAAGAATTTTCAGTATAACGAAAGTAAACACAAATTGTTGAAATTGGCCTATTTTAGATTGGCTGTGTTTCTAAAAAAATTAGATGGAAAATCTATTACATCGATTGTAGAGCAGGAAATTCCATACTATTTTACAACAAAGTTGAACGACTTGAACATTATAATTGGTCAACAACAGTTGGATTCTTTGAATTTAGTAATAAACTTGTTGAAAAATAAGAATAAGGATGAAAGAACAGAAGTTATGAAAAAGGCCAGTATTCAGAAATCTGTTTCGTGGTGTGAAAAGTACAAGATCCCCTGTAACCGGTTCACCGAAAAGACGAACATTTTTTTACCCATCAGTAAGGAAGCTGATTTTTGATGGGATATATTTCGCGCAATAAATATATTTTATATACCAAATATATATAAAATGTCATCGTCTCACGATATTATACAGGAAAGCACCGTGCTGCAAATTAGTTCCTCGGAGAGCGAACTATCCACCAAACAAGAAGGATGCTGTCAGTATATTCGTACTCAGGATTTTGCTCAGAAGGTTGGCATAATACCAACCGTTGCATTTGAAATATACCGTGTCGTGATATCTACATGCCTTATATTATTTGTTCCTCAAAAATGCGAAGATCATGTATGCGAGTTGAAGGAAAATTTGGTGCTTGAAAACCCAAAATACACAGCTGGGGTGGTTATTAACTTTGTAACACTTGCGAGCTTTCTTGCGCTATATTTCGTTGAAGTTAAAAGAGAGAATACGCTTATCAATTATTTAGAGGTTAGCGCAAATGTTGCGAGCGATAACGTTTCAGTTGGGAAGACATTGGAGTTATTGCCAAAGGATAAACAGGCGAGCATTCTTTACTTAGATAAATGTTACCAACGCGGCGGATTTTTCATAATATTCTTGTTTTTGACAAATGCAATTTTGAGTGGATTTGTGGTATCAGACTATTACCTGGATAAACAAACCACATCTACATTCGTAACAAATATTCTGTTCATAATTACAAAACTTATTGACATCTATACTGTTGCAAATACAGAGGAGAATATTTTCTATTCTGCGTACCTAAAGGGCAGAATTCAATACAACGACGTTGATCCTGATAAAAGAGTGCCGCAGATTACAAGTGGCGCCGTTGTGTAATTGTGACAACTAAACCAAACTATTTGAAATGTTTATACGTGTTAATATTTCAAATATAGATAATTACGCCGAACGCGTGCGAGTGTTATAAGTGTTCGGAGATTGAGAGAAATGATTTGAACTTGTTACTGTGCCGGGGTAGTAACGATACGGACTGGGCTGAATAGCAGGCACTTGGAACTGCGGCAACTGCTTGTAATAGCATTGCTTCTTGTTCTGAAACGGTCCAGACTGTCTAAAATTGAGCGGTAACGGCGCGTGGCATGTCGGGGCCTTGTTCTTTTGCAAGTTTATCAAATTCGGGTCATTTCCGGCATAAAGCTCATTTGCGTTCACAAGCAGAGGACCTGTGTTGTTGTGATTCTGGATGGATGCCGCGTTTGTAGAAATGGTATTGACATTTAACTTGAGATTGCGAGTTGAACTGTCAACTGCACCCTGTTTCGCGTATTGATAATTGTTGGGCTTGTACACAACGAGCTGACATCCGGTTTGGTTGGATGGACCAGCAAGAGGCATACCCGAATAGGGGTTTCTGATAAAATCATTAAACAATTGAATAGCCGGTGCCTTTTGGCCAGCAGGTAGGGTATTTAACCAGTCCCAGAATCCTTGAATCGTATTGATGCCAAGGGTCTCAAATGTTGCTGCGGTAGACGGGGGGATTATTCCTGCATTGACCATAAGAGCAAGCATTTGTGCGATTAATGCGTTCTCAGTTGCGTCGTAGATCTGTGCATTTGGCTGACAATTCGCGAGATAGGTGTTTGCAAGGGCAAGTGGTCCTCCGGGCTTATCGGCGCGATTTACCTGTATGTAGTAGGGATTTGCCTGGTAATCGTCCGCCGTCAAATTCGTCCTGACCGACAAGAAATTGAACGCCTTCTGGTCGTAAGTCTTGCATCTATTTTGCAAGTACTGTTTCGTTGTCGTGTAGTAATTCTTTTTAAGATTTGTACTGGCGTAAATAGCTCGGCGCTTGGCTTTAATCTCGTCGTTGCAGCAGAACCCGTATTTCGGGTAATTTGTTGTGGTTTCTTCGGGATTTTCCTGCAAAAATGTTTTGTTAGGATAGTAATCTGCTACGATTCCTACACCTTCGCAAGTTAGGCAATCCGAGTTCAGTTGAGAGACACCATCCTTCTCACCCAGAGGGTTCAATTTGACAGTAAACGCGCCGGGTTTATCCTGCATATCATTCAGCAATCCCGAGCCTCCGAATCCCCCGCCAAGAGATGTGCCCTTACTTGACTTCACGTAACGGTTAATATTGTAATTGATTTGCGCGGTTTCTTCATTTGACCTTGACGTAGAATTTTCTATCGGCTGCGGAGGAATAACTCTACCCTTTCTAAAATGCTTGATGGGACGGGCTAATCCGAAACCAGTTTGAAACACATTGCCAGAATCGTTGTTTGTTAAAGGCCTAATATGTCCGGGGGCGGTTCCTACCGGGTTACTATTTACCCCAGTTCCCTTCCACGTAATATATTGTTTATTCAAATATGTGCTTCTATGATTATATCCAGATGAAGGCATAGATTTCATACCTAATGGGTAAACGGCTGTTGACATTTATATTATTATGGAAGAAAATAAAAAGTAATCTTATTGTATATTAATGCCGACCTTGATAAATATATTGATAGTGTTTTTTATTCTATTAATCGGGTATCAAATTGTTTTAGCGAACCACATTGTAGAAGGATTAGAGAATAATGCCACCGATTCCACCTATCAACCATATGATATGAACAACCCTTCAAATGCACTCATTTTAGCGCAACAAAATGCCGGAAATATTGCATATATAAAACAGCGATTGGACTCCGTTCAGGGTATGCAACAACAGCTTCAAGATTTGAGCGGAAATGTAGTGACCTTGCAGGGCCAGGTAAATACTTTAGTCGCCGCGCAAAAGGATTACGCTACACAACTTACTGCCGGGCCACCACCTAATATATCTGGCACTACAGAGGATGACGATGAAAACGCGCCCATGCCGGCTTAACAAATATACCGACGGAAAAGAAAAATAAATATATTTGTATATTTTAAGTATAATGTCGAATATATTTCAAGATGTATTAACTGATGCGAAGGGGGTTGAAGAAAAACTCCTGGGTCCTACATATCCGTACTATAAAAACATTCGGACGCCGAGCGATATTGGTATGAGCGATGCGGGTACTCTGCCACAAATGTCGCGCAATATCAATGGGCTCATCCAATACGTTGAGTTGTTAGTATCAGGCAATAGTCAGGCGTCATCAACCGGCGGGCCTTTAGGCAACAAATTTTTCCTGCAGACGGGTGCGAAGTGCGCGGCAATAGATAAGTGCAGCGACCCAAATCAGCCATCTACGTGTCAGCAAACAGACCGGTATATTTACGTCAACAATGTGCCTGAGGGAAATATTCCATTTATATCCAATGGATTAGGTGTGAATTTTTCGGAATTTAAGGGATTAATCCCTGGTGCGATGGGAAACCTTAACGTTTTAAACCCATTTGCAATTTTGAGAGCATTCGCGTCTGGGTCCACTCCTCCGTGCCAGGAAATAACTATG